TGATTGAAGCCAAGTCCTCCTCGGCCCGCGACATCGCGCTCGCGTTCGGCGTGCCTCCGCAGCTTCTCGGCATCCCTGGAGACAACACCTACTCGAACTACCAGGAGGCGAGGCTGGCCTTCTGGGAGGACACGATCGTCCCGCTCGTGGACATGATCGCCGGCGACTGGAACGCCTGGCTCGGCGAGTCCTTCGGCGTCGAGTTGCGCCCGGACATGGATCAGGTGCCTGCCATCGTCGACAAGCGGATGGCGCTGTGGCAGATGGCTGACGCTTCGAAGGATCTGACGATCAACGAGCGCCGCGCCATGAAGGGATACGAGCCGATCGAGGGCGGTGATGTCCTGCTCGTCCCATCGACCGAGATCAGCCTCGGCATGGCGACCGAGCCTCTCGCAACCGATCTCAAGGCGCTTGCCTATGGGCTGGAGACGGCAAGTGGCAAGACGCCTCCTCGATCGTAACCGCTCGCGCGAACTGCGGCGCCAGAACCGGCTGCTCGATCGGCTTGAGCGAGAGTTCCGCTCGCGCATCGCGCAGGAGATCGACCGCGCTATCCGCGAGATGATCGATGTCTATCGCTTTACTGGCGAGGTGCCGCCCGACGCCGCGCACCTGGAACGTCTGACCGAGATCTACCAGTCGATGGCGATCGCGAGCATGGTGACCTTTGGCAGCCGCATCGTCGAGCAGGGCAAGTCTCTCGGCCACATGCTCGAGACAAAAGACTTCGCCCAGACGATGACCCTGCTCGCTCTGCGCTACATTTCCAACGAGACTATCCGACAGCGGATCACTAGCGTCAGCGAAACGACCCGCAATCGCATCGTCTCGGCAGTGCGGAGGGGATATGAGCAAGGCGAGGCTGTCCCGACTATTGCAGACCGGATCTTGGAAGAAGCACGACAGGTATCGATTATCCGGGCAGTTACGATCGCCAGAACGGAGACGCACTCGGCGGCGAATTACGGCAGCCAGGCGGCAGCGAAGGAAACCGGCCTCCCTCTTTCGAAAGAGTGGATCTCGGCCGAAGACAGCAGAACCCGACCCGAGCATGATCGCGCGAATGGGCAGATCGTTCCCCTAGACAGCCCGTTCCGCGTCGGTGGCGCGCGGCTGATGTTCCCCGGCGATCCCGACGGGCCGCCTGATCTTGTGATAAATTGTCGGTGCTCCGTGGGCTACATCGTCGATGACTAGCGGCATGTTCCCGGTTGTGATATAACCGGGCAGGGACAATCGGGGCAAAGATGCCGACACCGTTTGCAGATGAAGGTCGGGACGAGTTTCTGGGGCGTTGCATGGGCGACGCAGAAGCCGTGGACGACTTCCCGGACGAGGCGCAGCGATATGCTGTCTGCGTCTCGTTCTGGGAGGGCAAGCAAGACGGGTATCAGCCGACCGAGGCTATGGCGAGGGTGGCAGAGCGTGCCCTCGAGTGGCGTCGGGAATATGGCCGGGGCGGCACGGAGGTCGGCGTAGCGCGAGCGAGGGACATCGCAAACCGCGCCAACCTATCGGCCGAGACGGTGGCTCGGATGCGGTCGTTCTTCGCTCGGCACGGCGCGCTGCGCTCTGAGCAATACGACGCAGAGGAGCCGGACGGCGGGCCTGGCGCGTGGCGGATCGCGTGGGACTTGTGGGGCGGTGATCCGGGGCGCACATGGGCAGAGCGGATCGGGCGGCAAGAGGATGAGAAGCAGATGAGCGAGATGCAGCGGTTCAACGTGGCGCTCGAGATCAAGCGCGAGCCTGACGAGGACGGGATCTTCGAGGGCTACGCCAGCGTCTTCGGCGTCGTCGATCAGGGCATGGATGTCGTCGAGCGCGGCGCCTTCGCCAAGTCTCTCGGCTCCGGGCGCAAGGTGAAGATGCTCTGGCAGCACAACATGGCCGAGCCGATTGGCATCTGGGACGAGATCCGCGAGGACGAGCGCGGCCTCTACGTCAAGGGCCGGCTGCTCAAGGACGTGCAGAAGGGCCGTGAGGCTATGGCGCTGCTCAAGGCTGGGGCCATCGACAGCATGTCCATCGGCTATCGGACGATCGAGGCGGTGCCGGAGGCGAATGGCCGGGTTCGCAAGCTGACGGAGGTCGATCTGTTCGAGGTATCGCTCGTCACCTTCCCGATGCTGCCGGATGCCAAGGTGACGGCGGTCAAGTCGATCACGACCGAGCGAGAGTTTGAGGCGTTCCTGCGGGATGCAGGATACAGCCGCAAGGAGGCCGCTGCGATCACCTCGCACGGCTTCAAAGCCATCGCCAACCAGCGGGATGCTGATGACGAGGCTTCATCGGGGCTTTCAGCCCTTTTGTCGCAACTCAGCAAACTCAAGGAGACGATCAATGGCTGAGGAAATCAAAGCGGCCGTCGCTGCGGTCGAGCAGATCAACAAGGCGTTCGAGGAGTTCAAGCAGACCCACGACGCGAACCAGCAGAAGCAGGACGCCGTTCTTGAGGCGAAGCTGAAGAAGATCGAGGCGGACATGGACGCCGCGCAGAAGATCGCCGACGAGGCGGTTCTCGCTGCGAAGCGTGCTTCGCGCGTCGTCACCGATGCGTCGGGCGATGTCGTCGATCTCGATGCCAAGGCACTGGCCTGGGCGCGCAACAACATGCGTCGCCGCGGCACCGACGTGCATGACTTTGGCAACGCGCAGCTCGACGCCTACAAGTCGGCCTTCCAGACCTACATGCGGAAGGGCGATCAGGCTCTGTCGTCGGACGAGATCAAGGCTCTCTCGGTCGGCACCGATCCCGATGGCGGCTATGTGGTCAACCCGGACCTCTCCGGGCGGATCGTGATGAAGGTGTTCGAGACCTCGCCGATGCGCGCCTATGCCTCGGTGCAGGTGATCTCGACCGACGCGCTCGAGGGTCTGTTCGACCTCAACGAGGCGTCCTCGGGCTGGGTCGGCGAAACCGACAGCCGCACCGAGACCAACACGCCGCAGCTTGGCAAGTGGCGCATTCCGACCCATGAACTCTACGCGAAGCCGACGGCTACTCAGAAGCTGCTCGACGACGCCGAGATCAACATGGAAGCGTGGCTCGCCGGCAAGGTCGCGGAGAAGTTCGCCCGCGACGAAGCGACCGCGTTTGTCACCGGCTCGGGCATCAATCGTCCGCGCGGCTTCCTGACCTACGCCAGCGGCACCACGCTGCCTGGCACGATCGAGCGCTTCATCACCGGCGTCAACGGCGCATTTGCCGCTGCTCCGAACGGTGGTGATGTTCTCATCAACGCGCTCTACGGCCTCAAGGCTCAGTATCGCGCGAACGCGACGTGGTTCATGAACCGCGCCACGACCACCCTGACGCGCAAGCTGAAGGACACCGACGGCGCCTATGTCTGGTCGCCCGGCATCGCAGCGGGCCAGCCCGCGACGCTGCTCGGCTACCCGGTCGCGTCGTTCGAGGACATGCCTGATCCGGCGACGGACAGCCTGTCGATCGCGGTTGGCGACATGCGCGAGGCCTATCAGATCGTCGATCGGATCGGCATCCGCACGCTGCGCGATCCGTTCTCGTCGAAGCCCTACGTCGAGTTCTACACGACGAAGCGCGTCGGCGGCGATGTGGTCAACTTCGAGGCTATCAAGCTGATCGAGTTCACCGCGTGAGCCTAAGCGGGGCGGTGATCCTGCCGCCCCGTCCACCACGCAGAGAGAAGGAGTTCTAGAATGCGTGACATGATCAACAACAAGCAGGTCGTTTTCCTCGGGGCCGTGACGCTCTCGGGTGAGACGCCTGCGGCTTCTAGCTGGGTCGACACGCGCGGCTTCGATGCCTGCACACTCGTCCTGAAGACCAACACCGTGACCGACGCCGGCACTGCTTCGGGCTTCACCGTCACGGCGCAGCACAGCGACGCGACCACCGCTTCTTCGGCGGCTGCGATCGTCGCTGCGGACTCTGTTGATGGCGTCATCGCCCTGACTGTCACCGCGGATGCGGACGACAACAAGGTGATCGGCGGCATCGGCTACAAAGGGTCGAAGCGTTACGTCCGCCTCAACGCGGTCGGCACGACCGGCTCGGATGCGACGGTTGATGTCTACGCGATCCTCAACAAGCCGCACCGCGCCGAGACGACCTTCGTCGGCACGGCTGTGACTGCTACCTGATCTTCTAGCGCAGCCGGGTTCGCTCGGCTGCGTCACTAAGATCAGGAGGGATTGATGCGCGCGAAGATCACGGCTCCCCAAGGCTTCCGCATGGCGCCAGAGGGGCATACGATCATCACCTATCCCGAAGGCACTATCGTCGAGGGAAAGATCGCTGAGGCGGCGCTCGAGTGCCATGCCGCCTGCCGGATGTTCGATCCCGTCGAGGAGCGGAAGGTCGTAGCGGTCAAAGAGACCAAGCGGAGGAAGTGATGGCGCTGCGTGAACCCGTCTCGCTCTATCAGCAGCGCGGCAACGTCCGCATCGTGCAGCCTGCCGTCGAGCCGGTCACGATCGCGGAGTTGAAGACGCATCTTGCGATCACCGACAGCGGCGACGACGACATCCTCTATGACCTCCTCGCCGAGGCGCGGGAGCAGATCGAGCAGTCGAGTGGGCTGGCCTTGATTTCTCAACAGTGGCGCATGACGATCGACCAATGGCCTGCCGGATCTTCGCAGTGGTGGGACGGAGTTCGTGAAGGGCATCCGTCGATGCTTTACGGGCCTCGTGGCGCGGCATGGGTCAAGCTGCCGGTCTATCCGCTGATCTCGGTGGACAGCGTGACGGTGTTTGACGAGGACAGCAACTCGGCAGCGGTGACGATCGCCAACACCTTCGACATCG